GGAGAAGATCCAGGCTCTGCAATTCTGGCTGGTGCTGCCGGTGGCTTAGGTGCTGCCGGTGGCCTGGTTGGTGCCCGCAAGCTAGCTGGCAAATATGCTTCTGACATTCAGAAACTTGTCAGTGGAGCTGGCAGAGAGACGCAAGAGGCACTTCTTCAGCAAGCCACAAAAATGCGTGAAGGCGGCTTGCGTCAAAAGGCAATGCTTGATTTGGCCGAAATGGCAGGCGGCGCTAATCCGGGAACGGAAAATGTTGCCCGTGCGTCCCAAAGAAGCATTGCAGCTGGTTTAGTTCCAGCTTCCGCTTTAACCGCTGGCTTGGGCGGAGTTGCTGCAGGTGCAATTCCTGGAGCAATGGGAATCCCTGGATTCCAACAAGATTCAGTTGACCCAGAGTCTTATGGCTCTAGCAACTCCCCTGGGGCTCGTTATAAAGCTCCCACCTTGCAGTACATGTAATTAAATTACCGACTGCTAAAATTTGTGTTAGATAAGACATACCAATGTCTGAATCTTTCACCCATTAAACACTTCCTGCGACACTGGAGGATAAAACAAAGTGTTCATCGATAACGATTTTCCAAAGATTCTTGGTGCGGAACTCTATCGTCCCCACCCTGCTTACATCGCGGAAATGGCGGTTGAGCCCGTGGTTGTCCACGACTTCACCCGTCAGCCTGGTCAAACTGTTCAGCTGGATCGCTACAAGTTCTGGGGAACCCCTGGTACCAAGGACAGCCGCGAGCGTATTGCTGACCAGACCATTGGTACTGCTAACAGCCGCAACATCACCAAGGAGAAAGTCCTGGTGGTGCTTAAGGAATACACCGGTCCTGCGGACCCGGGTGATCCCACCCAGCCCAGCACCTTCAAGATTGCTCGGGAAACCCTGGTTACCGCCCAGCGCCTGCTGCTGGACACCGGCAACCTGAACATGTTCCACCAGAGCATCGGTTCTCTGACCCTGCTCGACGACTATCGCCGTTGGCGTGACCGCGTCTTCATTGACGAACTGGCTAAAGCTGAAGCCAACGGTGCCGCCTCTGGTTCCCAGGGTGGTTACTACTTCGCTGGTGGTAAGACCAAGGATTCCTCTGGTCGTATTTCCTACACCGCCGATGAGTACACCGCTCAAGTCCAGCAGTTCCAGGTTCGTACCGACCTGCTGAACGTTGTTAAGGACCTGCGTAAGCGTAACGTTCCTACCTTTGCTGATGGTCTGTATCGCTGCATCTGCGATCCCACCTTCATGATGCACCTGCGTCGTGATCCCGACTTCCGTGAGATCGCTCGTTACGCTGGTAATCCTGGTCAAGGCATGTACATGGGTAACCCCATGATGCCTAACAACTCCAGCTTCTACATGGGTCCCCAGGCTGGTCAGGCCTACTTCCTGGCTGGCGAACCTGTGATGCCTACTGGCGTTCAGTTCGAAGGTGTGAAGTTCTTCGAGTCGACCAACTTCCCCTCCAAGAGCGTTACCGCTTCCTTCGACGAAGGTTCCTCCTACGCTTCCCAGGAAGTTGCTCAGGGTTACTTCTTCGGTCCTCAGTCTGTTGGCGTTGGCATCGGCGGCCCGAACGCTCAGGTGCTCATCAACAACAACGACGACTTCAGCCGTTTCATCATCCTGATCTGGCAACTGTACGCTGGCTTCGAGATCCTGAACAAGGACTTCGTCACCACCGCCTACAGCTTCGTCTCTGATGACGGCGTGCTCTGATAATTAATTGTTACTTCATTACATAGGTAAAGATAATGACCTATTTGTCCTCTAAGAAGATCTACCCGGGTAACTGGGCAGAGCCTCTGAACGGCTGGTACAAGAACGTTGACACCAACGATTCCGGTACCAACAACGCTTCGAAGGGCGGCCCCACTGCTGTGTTGGCCGTCCCTGGTTGGAAGTACTTCCAGCAGCGTGGTTACGTCGCTGTTACCGCCACCTCTGGTGGTGGTGCAGTGGCAGAAGCCAGCGTGATCGTTCCTTCCCCCTACCGGAATGACGACACCCGCCCCAACATCACCGGCATGGTGATCTCTGGTGACTCCACCACCCCCGCTTACGTCTACCGCGCCACCCTTTCCGTGGCTTCCGGTTGGGGTGATGGCCGCGTTGCTTCTGGTGTGTATGCTGCCACCGGCAACGTTATCACCTTCTGCCGCGATTCCAGCGGTCCTGTGGCCTCCACCGGTGTCGGTGAAGCCATCGGCCAGGCAAACCTGACCTCCACCACCTCTGGCTCTCAGGCTGGCGAAATCTTCTTCGCTGCTGGCTCGGCTGCTTACAGCACGCTGCCTTTCCTGACCGCTACCGGCGCTGCTGGTGTGGTGCAGTCCGGCGTTTATCGCGAGACTTCCTCTGCTGAAACCTTCAAGGTCTTCGCCCGTGGCACCGCTACCGGCCTGACCACCTCTGGCGGTTTCTACATCTCCAGCGGTGACTCCTCTGCCAGCAAGACTGGTTACCTGGTTGTGGAAGTTTGCTACATCCAGCCCGACACCGCTGCTGGTTACGAAGATATCGACGGATATCTCGAG